GATGGCGACGCCGCCCTCGATCGCCTCGGTGGCCGCCGCCCTGAACTGGTCGCCGACAACGATGGCCAGGTTTTCCCATCCTACTTTGAATCGGTTGACCGCAACCTCCGCACTTGCAAGCCGCAAGGCAACTTCTTTTGTAATAGATCCGGCAGAATTCATGCCAATCTCGACAACCCCTAAGACCTTATCCAGGCCATCAAACGCCTCGACCATCTTCCCCGCTTGCTGAATCCCGACCAGTTGAGTGGTGAGAAACAACTTCTGGTCTTTTTCTGCGGTTTGAAACGCTTTGGCCACATCAAACATGATATCCTTGCCTGATCTCAGCTTGCCATTCACATCGGTTTGCGAAACTCCAAGCGCCTTTAAAGCTGCCTGGACCTTGGGTTGGTCGGCGATTAGTCTCAAAAGGCCCGTTTTAAAAGCCCGCGCCGCTTCACTTCCCGATCCGAATATCTCAATAACCGGCGTTAAAATCGCGGCAGTTTGCTCCATTGAAAAGCCCATAAGGTTAGCAATAGGTGAAAGGTCTGCCATTCCGGTTGCCAACTCCCTGATATTGGTCGCATAGTGTTCCGAGACCGCGTTCATTATATCCATCAACCGACCTGCTTCAGATGCAGGCGCTTTGAAACCTTTTAAAGCACGTACCAAAATATCGCTGGATTCCGCTGCCTCCAGATCACCTGCAATCACCAAGTCGAGGGCGTTCTTGGTCAGGGTCATCGCCTCCTGGACGTCAAACCCGGCCTGTTTGAAATTGGCCGTGCTCTGCAGGATCTCAACCGATGATTCGCCGTACTGGCTCGACAGTCCCAGGGCCGCAACTTTGGCCTCGTCCAAAAACTCGATCTGATCGCCGATCACTTTTTGCAAATCGATGGACGCGCTCTCAAACTCCTTTGATTTCGTGAATGCGTACGCGATGCCACCGGCGGCAAGACCAGCAAATACAAGCTCCAGCTTTTCAACGGTCCTCGCCATGCCTGCAAGCGGATCGGTCAGAGTGGTAACCCCCCGGCCAAAAGTATCGAGACTCCCGGATATGGATTTCAGCTTTTTGGAGAGGTCATCTTTACCTTTGAAGACTATACTGACCGTTTTTTCGAGATCGGCGCACATTTAAGCCGCCCTCCATTTTGTAAGAATGTCATCAACTATCCCCTGATAAAATTCTTGCCACATTCGCCGGTTATGATTCGCCCTGGCATTGCATGAAACACAAAGGGTTATCAGGTTATCAAGCCTGCAATTTTTTTTGCCATAATCTATATGATGTACGTCCAATTCCCGACTTGTTCCCCAACAGCCAGGGTTTTGGCAATTATGGTTGTCACGATCCTTGATTAATTGTTTGAGTTCTTTTGTCCAATCACAACCGTAAGGATGATGAGAAATGCCGCCCCTCCATGCAGGGTGTTTATGGCCTGTAAATGCTTCTGATATTTTCCGGCGAGTTTCAAAAGAAAGCACTTTACCTTTTGCTGATTTCGACATTTTTCGCTTTGTTTCTTCGGTCATGTTCCGCTTTGCTTTTGACACATTGCGACAAAATTCATCAGAGAATTTGCGGCCCCTATTAAAATGGCCCTTGATATATTTTCTCCCCGGCATAGCCTTTTCACCACAACCACAGCCACACAAAACAACTGGCTTTAACGGTTGGGTTCTATGATAATATTTGCGCATAGCCTCCTGGGCTTTTTCTCGGGTTCGTTCATACCGAGCGACTGACCGGGCCTTAATTTTTTCTTTGTTTTTCTGATAATATTTCTGGTCGCGGGTTAAGCTCATTTCGCTCCTAGAAAAACGGGGAAGGTTATTTCATTTTTTGCTTGCGTAATGTTTCGCCCATAGCTCTATTTCCGTGTTGGTTAAAAATGGTGGGAAGAGGTCCGGCCGTGCTTCAAATAAAAAATGTCTTGGCCCTCCGGCATTGAGTCCGGCACTGCACAGCGTCAGGGCTGCTTTGATTCCTTCGTCTTGCCAGAGGGCGGCGGTTTTCCCGGCACATGACCCGCCCCGGTCAGTTTGATAATTTTATTGGTAATAATTAGAAACTCGATCGGGGCGACCGTGCAAACTTTGAGGGCCAGCTCGTCATTGACTTCCGGATCCACACTGCCGATTTTTAACATCGCAATCCGTTTTGCAATGTCTTGGGGCGTATCGCCGCCGATCATCATCTTCTTGATCGCCTCCGCTTTTTTCTTGTCCGACTTCCCAAAAAGCGCATCGACAAGAGCCTCAATGTTCTTATTTGCTTCGGCCGCTACTTCCGCTCTGCCATATTCTTTTCCATCTAAGCCCCGCACTTTCCATACAGGCTTTTCGCCCTTATCGAAAAACCCTTGCAAAGCTGAATTTCCTACCGGTACATCATCTGTGCGGGGCTCGAACTTCGCCGTTAAAAACGCTTCCTTGTCAAATCCCATTATTCGCCTCCAGCCATCCCGATGGTCGATAGTCGATGATCAATAGTCTGTTTCTGACTTCTGACCCCTGACCTCTGTCTTTATCCTGTTACCCGGACGCCTTGCTTTGCAGCCGAGATCGTGCATACCGCACTGATCTCATCGCCGGCCGGATAGCTTTCGACGATCCCGAGGATCCCTTGAGTTAGGATATACTCGCTGTTCAGCTTGTCTGGAAAAAATTTGAACAACAAATTTGCACCCTCGTAAAGCAAAAGGCCGTCGGTTACGCCCTGCAGCAGGTAGGCGGTGAAGCCTCCTTGGTTCAGCGTCTTTGACACAGACCCCAAGACTGAACCATAGATCTGCTTCGACCCCACACTGTGGGCCTCCCCGGGCCTGACAAAAGCATCGGCCTGGGGCACATCGGCAAATGACGGCGTATAGTAACTGACATAAACCAGCTTTCCCGCAACGGTGGAGCCCGCATCCTCTGAATGGATTGCAGCCAGGGCCGCGTTGAACTTCACCCCGGCATAGCCGATGATCCCAGACTCGACATCGTAATGCTCAACGACCCAGGTCGGATAATCGTACCGCTCCTGGTGGACCCCATTGACCTGTTTGATTTCGGACGCCACGACAGCGGCATTAGCGATCAAAATAAACCGTACTTGGCCGATCTCTATTGCATTGTTATCTATCCAGGGCGGCCCTCCGGTTGCCCCTCTTGTTTCGGACACCGCCGTATGGTCAGTACCGGCCACAACCGCAATCGCACCGCCGCTTGTGACGGTAAGCGAGTTGGTCCGGTAAATATCGGTAGTTACACCCCTCAGACAGGTTTCATCCGTTGCAGCTCCGACAGACGTCAAGACCCCGGCGATATAACAAGTCAAAGCTGCCACATCGACCAGGTCATTGGTCCCTGAGATTGCAGGCGTGATCACGCCGCCGGTCGCCAAGCCGTTTGGTTTCACGGATGGCACATAACCGGCGCGATTCGACCATAGATTCACCGCACTTTTGTAGTCTATGTAATCGGCGGCCGCATTGGTCAACAGTATAAACCCTGCTGCATTCTGGCCAGCCTCATATTGTAGTTTTGCATTTTCAGCAGTCGGCATTTTTTGTTCCTCCTGTTTGCGGGCAAAAAGAAAGGGGTCTAATGCAACGTTTGCAGCCGCTGCATCGACCCCTTTCGATTTCTTGCGTCAGCCTTTGACCCGTCAGTCTCAGACCGAACCCGTTGTTTTATGGTTTAATGGTTATTTGTTATTAGTTAATCGCCTCTCGAGTAAATCTATGATCCCCGAGACAGCTTATTTACAGGCTTTACAGTCAACCCATAACGCCCCTCGAGTAAAAAAACTAGAGGGGCTTTGCTTCCTTGTCTTTCTTTCGGGGCAAGCTCCATGACTCCAAAAGCCTGATCGCATCCGGCTTCTTCGCAAGCGGAGCATCCCCCCCCGTCCAATCGTTAAACTGATTCATTATGTGAACGAGCTTTTGCACACATCCATCAATTTTCGCTAGATGTTGTTTTTCTCGCGTATCTTCCATCCTGATTTTCCTTTACGATGGCTGGTTATACGGATCCCCGGCCAGCGTTTTGTATTTAATATTGAAAAGCGCCGGCACTCCGACATCTTTGTGCCCGGCCTCCGGGTAGTCCTCAACACCCCCGGCCGAATACTCGACATCCTCCACAAGCCCCCCGGTAACGACCGTCGGCGCATCCTGGCCGGTTATCACCCCGGAAGTGGTGGCCACGTTTGCATTCGCTCCCACATCCAAGTCCTCGGCTTCAAACGTACCCACAAGCCGCCTTAAAGTGAGATTACCGGCAGCGTTCTCATCACCCCATGCACCCCCTGTCAGATCGACAAACTCTACCAGGGCAACCGCCCCTGACCCCTGCCCCTCGATTGTATTCCCCGCCACAACGGTATATGCCCCGCCCGACGTAAACGGCAGGGTCCACCTAATAGAAGTCATCAGTTCGATAAGATCCCCCAGGATTTTTTCAGCTTTAACAGATGCGTTGACCCCCCCGAAAGCGACCAGGCCGTTAAGGTTGACCGGCATCACGATTTGAGAATGACCGTATCCTCTTCCCGATGCCTCCGGCTGGGGCCATACCGTTGTCGCCGGCAGTTCGCCCGGATCGACATCCTTCAAGACCCTTTGGACGTTCTGCCCGATGTTGGTATTGTACCCCTTGGCCGTCCGGATATCGGCCAGCTTGGTTACAATCGCCGCAATGATCTGTTCTCGAATCGTGTCAGCCATTTAAAGTTTACTCAGTTCGAAATTCAATTCTCGTTGAAGGTTTACCGCCAAGCGATCATCCGCCATCTTCATAACCGGTTTCATCACCTTCGGTTCGTCAAGAATGTCCTGAATTCTCGGCCCGACCAGACGCTCTACAGGAAGCCGGTATGTCCTTGGCAATGCCCCATACGAAAAACCGGCCTTGGGCTTTGACCTCGGCCCCTTATACTTCCGCCAGAAAACATGGGTCCGGGTTTTTGAACCAAAAACGGCGGCCTTTTTGGCATCCGCAATAAATGCGTGTTTGAGGATGCTCCGCTTGCCTGCTCGTTTGACCTTTACCGACACACCCTTTTTGGTCTGCCGTGTTCCTGCAAACGCAGCCAAGCCGACCGGCGCCCCTTTACTGACAATCCGAGCCGTCAGATAGGCCCAGGTCATTTTCTTGATCTTGAAGTCCTTTCGGATACGAGTTTTGGTAAGGTTCAGGTTTTTATAAATCTCATTGACCGCATCGGTCCGGACACCGGTCACCGTCTTATTAACCGATCGGCTCAACACCTTCGGATATCCGTTCTTGATCCCCGATAACATAGCTTGCACATCTCGCATCTGAGTCTGGTCGATAGATATTTCCACTACTTCACCGTAGCCTTGACAAACCGCCCATCATTCTCCAAAACAACCTTGACCGTGTAGGTTCCCGCATAGATACCCGCCGCAATCAAAAATGTATCCCCCGGATCCGCTTCCTTCCCGACTTCCGAAAGTAAGTATTCGATCGTGGCGACCTGGTCCCACACCTGGGATTCACCGGCCGGCTGAAACTCAACCTCGAATTCCGGGTTGACCATGACATTTTCGACCGGATCGCCTACCAGCGGCGTAAAGGTAGCAGGTTCGGCCAAGGTATCGAAAATATCCTGGGCTGCCTGGCTGAATGTAGCTTCTTCGCTCATATCTCGATTACTCGGTAATGACGTAAAACAGGTTGACCGTAAAAATCCCCGCAGTCAGGTCCGCGGTGCCGACCGTCACAATCAGGTTTGCCGCTGCCGCCACGATTACCATCGTTGCAACCGTTCCAACAGGCACGACATCCAAAAGGGCCGCTAAAGAAAAGCTGGACTTACCGGTCGAAGCTAGAATGTCATCCGCACCGGTCACCTTTAACTGTATGGTGGCCGATGAGCCGGAAGTAACGGCAGCTGAGACATCGATAAAACCCTGAAAGATCTTCGCTCCTTTGGGGAGCAGCTTCGGTCCGACTGTAATCTCGCCTGTGACCCCGCCGTGTTTGGCAAAGCTGTACTCATACTGAGCGACTTTCATGTTGGTTACTAATGCGCTTTGTTCCATTTTAATGTCCTCCAAAAAACATAATTGAACCGCCCTACCAAAGCCGGCTTACTCGGTTATCACGTAAAACAGGTTGACCGTAAAAACACCTGCGGTTAAAACGTTGGTCCCGACCGTTACAATCAGGTTAGCCGCTGCCGCCACGATGACCATATTGGTTGCCGTAAAATCCGGGACACAATCGATCAAGGCATTGACTGACATCGTGGCTTCGGCTGTAGAGGCCAAAATATCATCGGTCCCGGTCACTTTAAGCTGGATAGTAGATGTGGTCCCTACAACAGCGACCGAAACATCCACAAAGCCGTGAACGATTTTTGCCCCCTTGGGAAGCAACTTCGGCCCGACCGTAATCGCCCCGACCACTCCGCCATGCTTTGCGAAACTGTACTCATACTGAGCAACCTTCATGTAATTTTCTAATGCGCTTTGTTGCATTTTTTTATCCTCCGAAATATTTAGTTGAACCGCCCCTGGATGGGCGGTCCTTTTACACTATGCTCTGTGCGCTTACCGCTCTGCGCTTAATTGCCGTCGTTTTCGTACAGGCCTCTCCAGTCCATTGCCTTGGCGCCGGCATCGATCCGGACTTTGTATTCGACACCGTCGACGCTCCACCCCTTTTTTGTTTCGAGGTATGGTTTCTTAATCCCGTTGAGAAAAAATACGATTACAGTCTTGCCCTTGGCTGCAGCCAAATACCATTGGAGCGCATCATTATCATCCAGGCGGCCATCATAGACCCGAGTCAAATATGTACCGGCATAGGGATTAACCTGTGTGCTGGCCATGGAGGAGTCCGTAGCGATCGTGCTTGCATCGGAAAACCTCTCGGATCTAAAAAAGACCTCTGCCGCACCCTCAAGAGCGTTTGGAGCCAGCATGAATCTTGGCTGAATATTCAGGCTCCGCAGACCCCGCAGGTCTGTTTGGTTTTTCATGGCCAGAACGCCGGCCGCGATGGTAGAAATTCCCGGGGCCGCGCCCGATGCATGGTCCACAAAGTTGCTGTGATTCGCATGAAACAGGGCGACCGCATCCCCCATTGCCGCGTTGGCGGTCAAAACCGCATACGCCACATCGCCGACCTTGCGGGCCGCCGCCTCTCCGTGGGCCTTTGGCTGGTTGGACAGGGCGTTCAGATCATCGTTGATGATGGCCTGGCGCGTGATGGCATACAGTTTGCCATAGGTTACGACCGAGTAGCTTTCCTGGGCCTCGGTCCTCTTCCCGTACCGGTATTCCCCTTCTTCCGGCACTTCTTCGAGGTCGTCGGCTTCGGAGATCCGTGGGCTGTAATGGGTCTTGAAATCCGATACAGACCCGGTACCGCACCAAATCGGCCAGGTCTCTTCCTGGGTATTCCAACCCTCGAACAGGGTTTTATGCGCCACATTCGCCAAAAGGTACGGAAAATCCGATACGGTCATGGCCCGTCCGACCATCTCCATGACATTGCCGGCGGTTTTTTCATTGGCGTTCCGCAGGCAAAGTCTGGCCATCTCCACCATTGTGTACCCCCGCAGCTCGTCTGCGCCGGGGGCGGGCTTTTCGATCTCCATGCCGGCCCGTAATGTCAAGGCATCCCCGACAGCCGCCCGGAACTTATCCCTTTCGTCCTTCCCGATCTCGATCATCGGGCGGTCCTTTCTCTTCGTTTCCTTTTCAACCCAATTTTCTTCAGCCCGGGTCAGGACCTTCTCCCTAGCTTCAAGAATGGGCGTCCCTTCACGGACCAGGTCATCAGCCATGTCAGAAAGCTCATATCTCTTGCACATGGCATCGATTTCCCGGATCCGGCTTCTCTCTTCGCCCGTTGCCTCTGCCCGGATCTTGTCGGTGTCGATTTTTTCCTCATCCCTTTTTTCTTTCTCCTTCGGGGCTTGCAAGGTTCCGGCAAACGCCCAGGCCTCATCCTCGGTTGCTTCCCGGGTCAGGCCGATGCTCTCTAAATATTCTCTGAATTTTTCGTCCATTTTAGGTTCCTCCAAAATGTTATCGTTTCTCGTTTCATTACGCACCCTCGCGTCCTCATCCGCTCCGATCGGAACGATTGATAATTCCTTCACCCGCCACCGGGTAGCTACGCTGAGCGGCCCCTCGAATTCATGGCCCTTGATCTTTTTGGTCGTTTCCTCGGGCACCCATATTGAGCCGACCACCCGGTAACCGATTGAAAAATCGGTCAAGTGTCCTTCCCGAACCTTGGTAAAAGGGCTTTCCGCCTCTGGTACAGATGAAAAAATTGCTCGCCCCACTAGCTGATCGTCCTCTTTTTTCATGTTTCGAAACGATCCCAACACGCTGGCGGTTTCGTACCTTGAATGAGTATCTAAAAGCGGAACCTAGAACCTCTTTCACAACTTCAAATCTTTTATAATCGAACACCTCGATCGGTTTCTCGGTCATGGCAACGACTTCGACCGACCGCTCCTCCTCGTTCAGGCTCGACGGTATGCCGCTTTTATCGACCCGCAGCAATAGTGTTCGGTAATTCATATTGTTATTTTTTTTATCGGCTGACCGGTGTTGCCATCTGTTTTTCTTTTTCATTCTTTCACGCTCCTAATGCCGCTGGGTTGTTCGCCATGGCGGTGTTTGGTTTTTCGCTAAAATCGAGCTTATGATCTTTAGCCATCCCTTTTGCGATCTCAATTTCATTATAGACATCTTCCAGATCCCGCCCCCTGGCACCTACGATCTCTATGGGAGACCGTAGCCCGGCGTGGACCTGTTCGATCTGGGCTTTGGCTGTCCGCAAATGATCGACCGGTTCCATCCCGGGCGGCTGCCATGCGCATTGAAGATACGGCGTTGGGTTCGTATAATATCCGGGCAGATCCAATTTTCCATTCATAACCGCATGATCCATAAAGGGCACAAAGTTGCGTTGAGCAAAGTGCCGGACATGCCGGACCGCTATCGGCCGGAGCTGGTAGGCAAAATCGTTTCGAACGATTTGGCCGGTTGCATAATTGAGCCCCTGGTACTCCCCGGATAAAAGTTCATAGGGAACGCCGACGGTAATACCGAGCATCGTCAGGATCAGCTTGACAAAAGGCGGAAAGTTCGTGCCTGGCCTGGGGTTTGAGGCGATCTCGACACCTTCTCCCGGCCTGAGATATTCAATGATGGTGTTTTCCATCTCTTCGATTTTTTTTTCGGTATCCGGGTCGGTGCTTGCTCTGGCGGCCTGCCAGGCTACCGGATCTGGCGTCGTGACCATCGCCAGGTATTTGGCCGCCATCTTCGCGCCGTCCATCTCCGTATCCATATACTCACTGAGATCGTGGGCCAACAAGATCGCCGGGACAAACGGGGAAATGCCCCTTCGCTGGCCCGGCCGCAAAGTTTTGAAACCGTGTATAACGCTCTCGGCAGGCTCGCGAACAACCAATCCCCAGCTGTCCGGATCCGTAAAATGATATGCAACGACCTCGCCAGTGGCTTTTTTGTACTCGATCCCCTGGTCGATATCGTTTTCAGCTGATCCAGGCTCGGTTCCTATATCGGTCAACCAATCCGATTCGATCATCTGCAACGCGTAGGGCAGGTACCGGCCCTCGCCTTTGCGGTATCGTTTAATAAAAAGAAATTCGCCGCATTCCGAATCCTGGGTTTTGGACAACGCGTCCATCTCGTAATAGTGCAACTTCTTTGCGACATCGGCCTCGTCCGCCCAAAAATTAAACGAATCCTCGATCTTCTGGACCACCGGTTTATTTAGCTTTCCGTCTGAGTTCTTGACGCGGCTTTGGAATGTCATGCCGTCCGAAACGACATAGTCGGTCAACAGGTTAACAGCACGGGTAAAATAGGGAAAATCCCGAACCAGCTGCCGTACTCGAGCCCGGACCGTTGCGGAGGCATCAGATATCAGTTCGTTAACAGATGAATCGACAGGAGACCAGGCGCCGGTCAAGCGGGTCGTGGACGCCGCTGCATACCTGGATCCCCACCTACCGGTTGCGTCGTTTTCGGAAGATTGCTTTTTCGCAACTTTTTTGTTTTGATCCCGATAAAACTGGCGGTTAAAGCCCCATTTCGGCGAGAGAGCTTCAAACGCATTATCCAGGGCAGTTGCGAAGCTCATGCGCCACGCCCTCCCTGCTTTGCGTAGGTTCTCAATGGGAATGTGGTGGGATCTAACTCGGTCTGGATGGTGGATCGGAGGGTTCTCAGCTTGTCTATGTTTACCGGAGCGTAGGTGATCGACTTCCCGGCCAGGGTAACCTCAACTTTTCTTGATCCGGTGGCCAGTGCGACGATCGCCGCTTCGACATTGGTGAGATCGGTTGACGTATATGCCATAACGCCCGGAATTTACCACGGGATTTATGCCGAATCTGACGGATGGGGAAAAACAAGGAACGGATGCGGAAGAAAGTGGGACGGATGGGGATGTTTGAGGTTGACAGGGGGTTTTAGGTTTCAGGTTTGCGCCTGATCGGCTTGAAAAGAGGCGGGTTTCAGGTTGCCCTCCATACTATGCTGCCACACTCCGATATGTAATGACGATAAACAAGCCTACGCCGTTCCAGTTCTAAACAATCGGAATGAATATTCTGGTTATTTCCATCACCATTGGGATAGCTAGTAATTCCTTTACATAAATGACCGAACTTGCCTTCTCCACGGATGAGTTGCAATAGTTCATCAATTGATTTTCGTTCATCAACATCAACTTTCATGGCGGTGATTATCAATCTTGCCTTTGTCGCCCGACGCGGCCGGTGTGATCACCTCGCCACCAGACTCCCTGACCACTGCATCTTTTGGGAAAACTTTATGAATTTTACGTCTCAGCTCTACAACCCTAACGGAAACCACACCGATAGATCCAAATTTCGCCGCAATACCCATAGCCACTTCTTTGTCCTTGAAATAGGTGAAGTTCCTTGTATACCGTCTCTCTCCAAGGGCTTTCCACTCAACTTGGTATTCGACCGTTTCTTTCATTCCGAATCCTTTTGCTTCCGCAATTTGTTATATTTTTCTTCTATACATTGGAAGTATCTAAGCGTCGCGACAATCCTATTGACATCCCAATATTCTCGTCCTGTTGGGAGGGCAACCATAGATGTATTTGTTTTAGCTGCCAGTTCTTTTTCCATTGCCTTTATTTCAGCATCACTTAATAGATTTCGCATAATAACCTCCTTCTCCCCATCGGGATATTTTATCGAACCTGACCGAGAAAAAGAAACATGTCGAGGTACAATGATGAATTCTACAATACCGACAGAACCATCATCGTTCTCTTTTATGTCCCCCCTCGCAATACGAAAGACACCGGATGATAAAGCCTGATATAAAGCCTGAGTTGAGTCGTTTATACTGACCTTGCCGATTATTTCGGTTTTCCTAAAGTTCACTATGGGTATTTCTTTCATTTCGGATCCTCCTCTATAGCTTTCCGTCTGACCCTTCCAACGATCTGTAAAATATCGCCGCCGATCAATTCAAAAGTATACTTAATATTAATCGTGTCTATTTCTGAAAGCCCGGTCGATTTTAGCTCTTCGATAACCTCACCGACTTTCTCTTTTACGTTCATAAAAATAAGATCCTTGAGCCGTTCTGCCAGTACCGATTTTACCTCCTCTATTTCCGAATCCGAAAAATCTTCAATTCTGAATATCTTCATTCCGGGTCCTCCTTTTTTCGCTGTTTTTTCAACCGTAAACTGAGGACCGGGAACTGTAAACCGTTCTCTCCCCATCCACCGCACAACCCTTAGCTTACTATCCGAGCCGGTTTCCCGCGTTCCAAGCCGCATTCCCTGCAATAGCTGACACCGAAAGTAAAATACAAGGTTTCGGTGGTTGGATTTTTCGGATGCTCCGGGGGCAACGAACCGGCCTTTTCGCCATCATGAAGAAATATATCCCCCTGGCATTGATTGCATTTTTGTGGAGCGCATTCATCATACTGAACAGGTGTTTTCAGTGTAATCTTCGACATTTCTACTCCTTTCCGTTTATCCCGTCTAAATGAGCTTTGATTTCAAACATTTCGGCCCCTCTTTTCTCCAGGTATTCCCTGACCTCGCTAAAAGTTTTCAGCCCGTTTTTCGGATTTCTTAACGTTTCAGACCTTACATCCCCTTCCGAGATCTCAATAATTTTCAGCCCAGCTTCGATATCGTCACTCAATAATGTTAATTGATCCTCCCAATACCAGGCCTCTTCATTGATAGGCTCACCAGCACCATCCAACACGACAAGGGCATAGTTTTCAATATCGCTCCCCCCAAACTTTTGAGCATAGGTGTATTGAACGATTGCATCAAAATCATTTGTGAAATGCCTCATCATTGGCCCTAAATCTTTGCAAACATGCACTTTGCTTCCACGTTTGAACTTCTGGCCCGGCAAATCTGCTTTTGGTGGCTGTGCTTTTAAAGCTATGGCCATTGCTTTCCGTGTCTCACAGTCCATACCCTGCATAATTACCTCCTTCGTAATCTTGAATCAACTTATAATCCGGGCCGGTTTCCCACGTTCCAAGCCGCATTCCCTGCAATAGCTGACACCGAAAGTAAAATACAAGGTTTCGGTGGTTGGATTTTTCGGATGCTCCGGGGGCAACGAACCGGCCTTTTCGCCATCATGAAGAAATATATCCCCCTGGCATTGATTGCATTTTTGTGGAGCGCATTCATCATACTGAACAGGTGTTTTCAGTGTAATCTTCGACATTTCTACTCCTTTCCGTTTATCCCGTCTAAATGAGCTTTGATTTCCTTTATAACCGGCGGGGAAATCGGAGTAGTCACAGCATCATCGCACTCATCGCAAACGTACATGCCATGGGCATCGTGATGCTTGAAATTCCCATTTAAATGATCACACTTCATTGTTTTCATTAATTTTATAAGCAATTCAGTTGCTTTATCCATCTTCCTTCCTCCTGTTTTTAACGATTTAACCGATGAAATAATCTACAAAGTACTGAATCCTATTTACAACAGCCCTCTTGATTTTAGAAATAATTCCAATCTTAACAGCGGCAGCCTCCATTTCTTTTGCTATTTTAAAACATTTTCGACGAATTTCTATGGCTGCTTTGTTTGGGTTGCCTTCCGTTAATATCAAATTGCTATATGCTGAAATTATTCCCTCGAGCGAAATCCCGACAAGTCTTGATATGGGAAGAAAATATTTCAAATGATATATTTCTTCATTAAGAGAATCAGAATTTGTCTTAAAGCTTTTCGCCAATATTACAGCAATATCCATAGCACCTTGAGGGCTGGCACTATAGCTCACCATTACCGTTATAAGTGTTTCTAATATTTTCAAAAAGGGAACTCGATATTCCCAGTCGATAGTCAACTTTTCAACAGCCCGAATAACATAAAAACTTTGTCGGTAATCAACGCCTATGGTGGCGAGACGACGAGCAGATTCTAAAATGATATCGATATCTTTGCATAACGCTTTGGCCATATGCTCATAAACGATTTTTTTAAAACACAACGGGTCAAAAAGCTCGCATGTGGTCAGCTTTTCCATTTCAATTAGCCAAGCGTCTATTTTTTCTTCCCATTCCATGCTGGCATGACGATATTCAGTTGATTTATCCATCCTTGCTTCCTCCTGTTTTTAACAATCCAACCTGCGCATGGCGCTTAGTGCTTCTTTTTCTTCTTCGAGATCGCCGGTTTTTCCGGATCATCTTTTTCAACCTGGCCCTGTTTCCATTTATCGATCGCGGTTCTGCTCGACTCCCAGATCCCCCCGCCTATTTTCGATGCAGGAAATCCTCGTTTCAGGATCCAATCGATAATGGTCGACTCCGACCTGTTCGCATATGCACAAATTTCTTTCATGCCCTGCAGGGCATCGTCTGATCGTTTAATCATAATCCCTCCTTTTCACTTTTTTCCGGTAGCGGTGGAGGAGGTGTTGGTTTGTCGGGCACTGACTGTTTTCCAGGCCTTGGTAACGGGATGGGGCGAATTATTCCCGAGCGGATATATGTGCATCGTTCACAATGCCACGCTCCCGGACTTTGACCAACAGTTCTCCTCAGTTTGTGTAATCCAAATAAACATAAGATGTGTTTCATAGTTATACCTCATTCTCCCCCGACGGGGGATCGCCCACCACGGGTTTGCAGTTCGCACAGATCAGGCCCGCCGGAAACGTGACCATTTCATCTTTCCCGGTCGGACTTTGTATCGCCGAAAGCTTTTTACACCTGACCACCTCAATAAAAATTTTCCCCTCACACGTTACACAAAACTCTTCTTCGACATCACCCATATTGATGTTAATGGTTTGCGTCGTCATTTTTTGTTCCTCCTCTTTGGATTGCGGATCACCATCTCGCTCTTTTCGTTGACTTTTTTTTCGGTTTTTTCCCGCCGCCATTGCCCAGCGGCTCCTTCTTCGAAAACTGAACGCCCACAACATCTGCTATGGCCAATTGATACACCGACACATCCCAGGCATGGTTTGGCTTTCCCGGCGGACATTGCCACAAACCCTCTTCATCGACATATTCCACGGTCATCTGCCTGGCCCAATCAATCTTGCATTCGCTGTGCATGTGCCACGCCCCCGGGTCATCTTTGTCAACCATCAACTTGCTTGACAGAATATCCTTGAAATATTTTGTATTGACCCTCAAAAGTTTGATCCCACCGGGGATAGGCTTGTTTGTCCCGGGGTATGAGTCGATCCGCCCCCACACTATCGACTGAGTCATGCCCCTTCGTTGCTCACCTTTGATCGGTATAACCCGGCCCCGGTTTTTCCGCGCCCAATCATATACCTGGCTTGTGTTATATCCTCCGGCCGGCGACCCCTGCGAATCGATTCCAACCATTCGGACAACATATATTTTCCCGTCTATGTCCAAGTATTCGTCTTGAAAGAAAATCTTCTCCAACGCTTCAAAGGTCGTGACATAATCCGCCCTGATCTGCCACGATTCCAGGTTCATCCCATAACCCCACGCTCTCACCTCATAAAAAAAACCATCCTTTTGCGTGTCCACCGAACCGAGCACACAAGACACCACATCCCCCGACGGCACTTGGCCCCTGGGCCGTGTATCTCTCAATTCGAGAATCGAGTCTTCCGATCTCTCAACCGTGTACGTTTTCCACGGCTCCGCGAAGCTGGAATTGACAACCCCCTGCAACAGCTTCGGATCCCCAGAGGCCAAACACGTCAGAAAATTATCGACCATCTTAGCGATGTTGCCCGACTGTCCGAGAAGGGAATACAACCGGTTCAAGTGGTAACCGATTTTTCGTTTTAACCCCTTTTTTTTGACAACCATCTTGCCTTTTTCGACCGCATGGTTTTTCTTGATCGTTGTCCAGACTTTCTTGCACGTCCCACATTCGTAGCCCGCGTCCTGGATCTGAGAGTGGCTGGCTTCCCGGCCGCCTCCCCAAACCACCCGGCCCAGATGCCGAGTCTTTCCCTTGTGGTCAACGTACTCCTCTTTTTTAAACCCGGCCGCATACTCATATGACCAGACCAGGGGCTGATAAACCCTGCACGATGGACACTGCACATGAAAATAATACGTCCTCAAACATCGCAAAAATTCCTGCCAGATATTCCCCGTTTCATGGGTCGGGGTCGAAAGCAACGCATGTTTCCGGCTGAAAAATGTCTCCGATCTTTCCCTTGCCAGTGAGATGGGACCTGCTTCCCTCGATATTATATAATATCCTGGTTTATCGATTTCATCTTGGATGACAACCCGATATTCCCTTGCCGCAAGGGTAGCCACGCTCGAGGCCCAGGCTGTGGCGACAAACGCCCCATTCAGCAACTTCATTTCTTCCTTGTTCCAGGGCGTTCCGATCAACTCCGCCATATCCGGTATCGCCTCGAACATTGGCTGGATTCGCTCATTCGCCATATGTCCAGCTGTTTTCTCATCAGCCATGACTAGAAGGACTGGGCAGGGCTCCTGATGGGCATAATATCCGATGACGCTAATAAATATTTCTGTAAGCCCAATTTGAGCAGGCTTAACGATTACAACCTCTTCTGTTTCTGGTTGGGCCAGGGTGTCTATAATATGCACGACATACGGAGTCCGGCGCAGTCGCATAGGCCCTTTTTCCGCACTCTGCCCCGATAAAACCCGATATTTTTCCGTCCATTCAGACGGCTTTATGTTTTCTTTCGGCTTCCAGGCGAATTCTTCCTTCCGAGAATACCCGATCCGGTCCAGCTCGTCAGCCAGGACAAGCCAGGACGCCATGTTTTTGGGGTTTATTAATGTCATTTCGTTTCCAATGCCTTAATCGCTTGGCTGGCATTGAGTTCAACTTGTTTCAGAAATTGGATTAGGTCAAAAGGAATCCCGCTCATCACTTCTTTGAGCTTGTGTTCGATTCCGTGCCGGACACGAATTTGAAGGTCGCCAGGAGAGACCCCAAGCTCCTCCATGCAGTCTTTTATAATTTCAAACCGTCGATTTTCTTCTTTGAGTGTTTGGTTTTCATCTCTCACATCCTTGACTTTCTTATCTACTAGACTGCGGATATGATATGCTACATCATGCCCTAATCCTTTATTTGCTTTCATCTGCTTCAGTCGATCTTGCCATCTGGCCGGCAGTTCCCGGCCCGTATTGTCTGCCGTAACGCGTGTCCGACACATCAGGAGGTAAATAAGAATCGACTGTGGAATCTCAACATCTCTGACAGGCGCTTTTTTCTTGGTGATCAGTCTTTTGCAGTTTTTTGAGGTTACCATCAGTCCGGCGGTTTCCGGAACTTCGCCCGGATCGATAACGCCAGGCGTCGCAACAAAATAAAATTCAGTGCAATACGGCAAATAATCCTGCCACTTTACGTCTCTCAGGAAGTCTTGCCGCGTGACTTTTATCTCGCAACCGATAAAACGAGGATGCGCCCATGACCGAGCCATTACCCATAAATCAAAGCGGGGACATCCGTATTTAAAAACCGTCGACCCGATTTTACATTCTGGTACCGAAAGAAATTTTTCAATCGGGTACTTTCGCACCAACAGCTCTGTTATGTCTGATGCTCGGTACCCGATAGGGGCGATTGTCAATTCCATAACTTCAACTGCCTGGTTTTTTTCTCAATCAACAGCTTCGGGTTTTCCGGGGCGATGTTTATATTTATCGCGGATTCCGGCACATCAAAAAATCCTTGCGATCCTCGGTATGGAATGGGGCCGAACGAGATCATATTTTCAGTAATCCACATAAATCCCCCCGGTGTATAATCTCCCAATATCCGTTCAGCCCCTTTCGGCCTATTATGCATAAATATTTTCTCACAGCCAATCAGGTCGACCTTACACAAGATCGCGCCGCGAGGTAAGTCAGAGGGCTGAAACGCTATATCATAAAACAACTCTTGAATATCCAAGGAGGGCCATCCAATAATTTTTTTTGCGGCATGGATAAGCAATGGGCCGCGATAGGACGTTCGCCAGTGCCTTGTTTCATTCCGTTTCCATCCAAGCGCCATTGCTGAGGCCCAGGGTTGCCATAGGCTAATTGCCTTCATGGTTTGTTCACCTTCCGGCCTTTTTTATCCTCGACACGCTCCCCCGAATACACGCTCCGCAACGTCCAAACCTCTTTCTTGATAATCTCCGACATCTTCCGCTTGGTCTTCCCTTCCAGTAGGGGCGGCAGCCGATTCTCCAGTAATTCCAGACCCGAACAAAGCGCCGCCGTCCGCTGCGCCCATTTCGTGTCCACGTCATTTCGGTGGATTAGCACCCCTAACAACTGCTTTGTTATGATTTCCGACCGCCGAGCATCGGCCAGCAACTTCCGCAGTTTCGCTCTGGTGGTTTGCTCCTCGTTGGTTGCCGATCCCTTTTTCCCCCTGTGCCGCCCAGACTTGAGATAATCATCCAGCACCGAGGTCTCAAACGTGCCGTCCGCGTTCTGCCGGATATGCCCCATCTTGAGATGATGAGAGATTGTCCTTTTCGACACTCCACAATATTCGGCCGCATCGTCAAAAGATGCAATCAGCTCCGGCGGATCCGAGTCGCCGGACATTTTCTCAAGCTCGCGCCCGAGCAGACTAAACGCACGTAGCTGAGTGGGTGACAGCTTTTCACCCTTGGCAATCATCTGTAGAAGGTCGCTATACAGCTTGACCTTTGCGCCCTGCCCCTTTTCCAGGGCTTTATCAAGTTTTGTTTTCTTCCTTTTAGTCATGCTTTAGAAGGACAGCCATCCCATTGAGGAAATAAACAGCGTCCATCCAGCTGCCAGCAGCACCATATCCCAAGTAATTATTTCGCCACGAACAGCTTTGATGGTAACCACCGGTGTGTGAAGCAGGCAAACAAACAACAAAACAGTTCTCAGGTAAACCATGTGTCCTCCTAATAAATCGGCCTTGCGGGGAGTCCCCGGACTTTTAAGCCGATATCACTCCAGGCACCGACCAAGAGCACCCGCAAGAAAAAAAGTTTTAGCTGTCTGCCGTTTCAATAAGCACATGAATTGCGTTGATGACAGCGACCTTGTCAGCATCAGGGGCCAGAGAAGATCGCGAGTGTATTTCCATCATCGTAAGTTTTTCCTCGGTTGATGCTCCAACTAAACCAACCAGAGCAGTACGCAATTTAGAGATCGTGGCCTCTGCTTTTCTCATTGGATGTTTTCCACAAACTTTAATATGGTCGGTTAGGATTTTTGCTCCATGCGGCGGCGTCCCTTCTGGATAGGCCATCCCGCAGTATGCGCACGTTAATGTACTTGACATTTTATCCCTCCTTTAAAAAAAAGTTACATAGAGATTTCGACCACAAATAGTTGCTA